ATATTAGCAGACCTGTATGTGTACCATAAATATAATACTGCTAATACAGTACCTATTACTAGTCCTTTTATGTAAATCCTTCTCCTTTCATCTATAATTCTTTTATATATATCTAATTGCACTGGTTCCAAAGAATTCTTATAGCTTTTATTTGGTTCACAATCATCACATTTAAGGGAAGTATATAATGAAGCTCCTATAAATGCACTTGCTATTAAACATACACTTGTTTTCATTAATTTATATATATTACTGTTAATATATAAATTACGTATTGATAATATAAAAAAATTGAAAATATCAGTGTTATATGTATCCTTTATATTGATATTATATTATAAAAAAAAGTTAAAAATATGGGAAATAACTTTATCACTCTAGATTCTTGTTACATCAATTACAAGGAGCTCCTAAAGAAATTACCTATTGACAAAGAAGAAGAAATTTTTTTTAATTTTATTGAGTATCTTTTTAATCAGTGTAAGATATACGGTGAAACCGTATACCCACAAAAATTTAATCCAGATACAGAATCAGATGGGATTTTGTTTGATAAATTAGCGAAATACTACTCTCGCTATATTGTCAAATATAGTCCAAATGTAGATGTAGGAGAATACATCACATTATATGATAGCGAAAATGGAGATGTGATTGGGAGTTACAATATCATATCTTCCCTATTAGAATGGGGATATTTTACAACAGTAAATAAGATATTAGCTCTTACTGAGAGCAATGAGAACACCAATATGGAGCAAATTCTTTTTGTAATATTACAAAATGAAATTTCAAGAGAATATTTTAATTCCATACATACAAGAGTATGTGCTAGCCTTGGTGATGATTCTATCATTACTGATAATGCTGAATTGTATCACCCAGCAATCCAACATTATATATCAAATTTATAAACTTTTTTCTTTTTAATTTTCTATTTTAATTTTTTTATTTTATATGTATTCAATATAATAACTATATATGAAAAATCTGAAAAATTTAATAATAGCGATAATACTAATAATTATACTTTATTTTATCTATAATTACTATAACCAAGAAAATTTTGGTATGACAAGTGCTGATATATTGACAAGTAAAGATACATTAGATATATTAAGAAAAATGTTAAAAGATACACATGCTATACTTACAGCAAAACATATACAATATTGGATTGATGGCGGGACTCTATTAGGAGCTGTTAGACATAAAAATATTATTCCATGGGATGATGACGCAGATATAGTCATAACAGAGAAGGATAAACAGAAATTTTTATCATTACGAAGAATATTTTATAAATTTGGATATGGTATAGTTAGATTTTGGGGAGGATTTAAAATATTTCCATTAAATGGAAAACCCATCAAACACACTAATAGGAATTGGCATTGGAGTGAAAATAGCAAAAGAATTGAAGATAGAGAGATATTTAATTATAAATATCCATTTATAGATGTTTTCTTTGCCAAAAAATATGGTAATATTTTTCACTTTTCAAATAAATACTCTAAAAAAATATTTAATAAATTTTATCATGAAGCAAAAGATTTGTATCCCCTTAAAGAATATACTTTTGATGATTTCAAATTAATAGGTCCAAACAATCCCAAACCTTATCTAGATAGAGGATATGGAGATGACCATATGACTACTGGATATAAATCATATGATCATCAAAATATGAGTTTTTTGCCTATTGTAAAATTCAAAGTAGAACCTGTGAGAGATTAATAAATGTGAGAACCAAACTTTTTCCAACTTATCCATTTATTATTATTTTGATCAATATAATATGTATCATTATAAAGTGAGCAGTTGCCATTTTTATAATTATATGAAATTCCTTTACATTTTCCTAATTTATTGCAAATATCTTTACATTGACTGCTAGTTTTTTTATTAAGAGTTCCAATCTCATGTCTTAGTAAATATCTTCCAGGATATGATACATGTTTTAGATCAACACCAAGATCAAATGTTTCCTTCCTAACCATGATATATAACACACATATAACTGTAATAATTATTATGATTTGTATATTATTCATTATACTAATTATAAACAAATAAAATTGATAAGAGAACTATATATTTTGGCAAGTATAATACTATACTATATACTAATTATAATGATTTATGAAAATATAAATAATATGAAAAGTGATATAGAAAATATCAGAGAAATATGTAATGATTATGAAAAATATATAAGAATAGCTATCACAATTATTGATAATATTATAGATATTGATAATAAGATAATTGTGACCAAATTATTACATAAATTATGCACAAATGATATATTTTATTTTGCTCCAGAGGCTACTAATATTAAATTTAATAATTATATCAACGCAATAATAAACCGTTATCTACCATATAACGAAAAGAAGCATATACTAAGTTTATTAAGAGGAAAAAATAATAGCAATGATAAAATATAAATATGATTATTGATACAGTTATAACAGCTACTAATATATTACCATTATATTATGATTTTATTCCCACATTTATAAAAGCATGGAATATCCTATTTCCAGAAGTTAATGTTAAAATAATCCTAGTACATGATCACATTCCTGATAATATTAAGGAATATACAGATAATATTATTTTATTTAAGCCTCTAAAAGGGATAAATACAGCTTTTATATCACAAATTATTAGATTATTTTATCCAGCATTAATTGATACTGATAAAGGTGTATTAATAACTGATATTGATATGATACCTATGAATAGAACGTATTATACTGAACATATTAAAAAATACAGTGCAGATAAATTTATATGTTATAGAGATGTGCTTCTTGACCTAGAAGAATTACCTATGTGTTATAATGTAGCTGTACCTAACATATGGGGAGAAATATTTAATGTACATAATATTGATGATATTAGAAATATTATTTGTGGAATCTATAATCAAATTAATTATGATGGTAATTATGGAGGTTCTGGTTGGACAACTGATCAAAAATTGTTATATGATATGGTTCTTAAGTGGAACAAACAAACAGGAAATCTTATTTTACTAAATGACAAAATTACTAATTTTTTAAGGATGGATAGGATATATGGAGTTGATATACATGATAAATCAATAAATGATATGATTACTGGAAGGTATTCTGATTATCATATGTTAAGACCATATACACAACATAAAAACAAAAATGATCAAATAATAGACATTTTAAAAAACCATCAGGATATCAAACAGGATATTGAACAGGATATTGAACAAAATATCAAACAGGATATCAAACCAGCTAAAAGTATGAAATTAAACAGAAGATTATTGGATGCTAATAATGGAACTTTTATGGAATGTTTAATATCCACAGTAATAAATACACGTGGAGATGTTTTAGAGTTAGGATTAAGTGATTATAGTACACCCATTATACATTCTATTTGTAAAAAATATAACAGATTTATATTGTCCACAAGTACAGACAGAAATAATGTTGATAATTTTGCAGATTTACAGACAGGAATACATAATGTTGTACATATAACAGAAGATGATCAATGGGATATTATAGGTGATGGTTTAGACTGGAGTGTTGTATTTGTGAACCATAACAAACCAAGAATGGCTAAAGATGTTGCAAGGTTAAGAAGGAATACAGATATATTTGTTGTATATGATTATGATTGTGAATTATTTGATAAATTCAAGTATAAATATACAGATAATCGGTATAATAAAAAAACTATCGTATTATCTGATAAAATAAATGTATTTGATTTATTTATGATAAATGGTATAAATAAGACTGATATTGTAAAAAATACGGAATCACTTGCTGGACATCATAAATCCAATATTTTAGATTCAAAAAATATTGGTGAGTGGCAGTATATAGATGATGCTGGTCATGTATACCCTTGGTACACAAAACCATTTTTAGATGAATTGTCTGGATGGTGTGTTGAGGATTGGGATGTATTTGAGTATGGTTGTGGATATTCCAGTATATGGTGGAGTATATATGCTAATTCTGTTACTTCTGTTGAAAATAATTATAATTGGGCATGTGCTCTAAATGATTATTATAACAACCATAACATTAATAATACATGTGTCAAATATAGGATAATTAATGAAAAATATGATATAGGAACAGGAGGGTATTTCAGTCCATATGTCAATAGTATAAATGAAGATGATAAACTATATGATTGTATTGTTATTGATGGGGAATGTAGAAATACATGTGTGTATGAAGCTCTTAAACATATCAAAAAAGGAGGAATTATAATTTTAGATAATGCAGATCAAGAATCTGTCGGCTTAAATTCAAAAGAAACATTTAGGGTTCTGTCTAAATACGAAAGAAAAAGTTTTAAACAAGAAAATCATCAAGATTGGAAAACTGATTATTGGGTTATTACAGACGATCCTCCAACAGCAAGATCATTTAATAATAGAACATTATCAGATCCAGAATATGGAACACATATGACACCATTAATTACTGCTGTAATTAGTACAACTGGGCCTGTATTTGAATTGGGATGTGGTGATTATAGTACTCCACTTTTACATAGTATATGCAAAAAGCAAAATAGATATTTACTATCAACAGACACTTCAAAAGAATGGATAAAATTATTTATAAATATGAAGTCTGATATACATGATTTTGTATATGTTCCAGTATATGAAGATGATTGGGAAAAAAATCCAGTTCCAGAATTATGGAATAATATAGGAAATGATAAAAGATGGGGTGTTGCATTTATTGATCATCGCCCAGGGGAAAGAAGAAAAGATGATATCAAAAGATTAAAAGATAAATCAGATATTATAGTTGTTCATGATACTGAACAACCAGCATATGGCTATGAACCTATCCTAAATAAATTTAAATTCAGATATGATTACAAAAGATATAATATATATACAACAATAGTATCTGATACTGTTGATGTTACAAACTTTTTTTAATATAATTGTTTGTAAAGTGTGCATTCATCTATATAATAGTTGATTCCAGAACATTTGGGTGTCATTTTGCACAGTTCAGTACATTTACATAATGTATTAGACGGGATAGTCAACATTTGATTCTTATCTGTTGTTCTGATATATTCCTTTGCCTTAAATTCTCCTGTATCCTTATCTAGGATATATTGAAATTGTTCTGCAAAAGAGGAATAATAATAGAAATACCATAATATTACTATAATAATAACTATAATACATATGCTAAATTTATGGATTCTCATATACATTTATATACATACTTAACATAATTATGTATAAAAATTGAAAAATTAATGATCAGATGGGTATATTATGTATAATTTAAGCCTTCTTATTCGCAAGAAAATAACCTCAAAATATAATTTAAAATGGCTAATAACAATAATCAATACTCATTGTGTCAATATTTCCCTGAATTACCTAATTGGGCATTAGGTTTTGGTTTAGAAGAAAGTAAAAAAAATACACAAACTGATGATAAATTGAATGTTTTTGTATCATGTTATATAAAATTTGTATTAAAAGATATTAAAAGATATTTTTTACCAATATCTGATAATGCACCTTGCTGGAAGAACTTTTATACTTCTAGATTGTTATGTACACCATATGATTATAATAACAATTTATCTAAGAAATATCATGATGTATATGATGTACAATTTGGATTGACCAGAAAAATTCCACACAAAGTACATTATATTAGAATGGTTAACGTGAGAAATGTTTTAGTTAAAAAAAATCTTGGTGGTATTGCTGATTATTTGCCTGTACCAAACATGTGGTTTAAGACTACTGATCAATTTGCCAATAAAAATAAAAATGGAAAAAATGTTGTTGTAATAGTGTTTGATATTGCTGATATTATAAGTAACATCAAATTAAGAAAAAAATTACCGATAGCTGGTAAACATACTATTTGTAACTGTAAAAATTACAAACAATTAAATATTTTACTTGTTGGTTCAAATGAAGATCTTGAATACATTTCTGGTTATACTGGAAGCACGTTAGCATCTGTATCTATGGTCGGATTATTCAAATACCTTCAATATTTCGAACAAAATAAACCATCTGTTTTTTCATATAATGATGAACTTAATCGTGTACATATCAATGATATTGAACAACATTTAGGAAAAGTTAATGTTCATTATACTAATTAATCATTTTTTTATATAAAGTCCATCTGCTACTTTATCAGATAAATATAAATATTTAAGTTCATCTTCTTTAAGGACTGAATGTTTAAACCATCCAAGTGTATTAAATGCTATACAATCTTTCATGCTATCTGCTATCTCTTTTAATTCAGATACTGATTTTCCGCCACCTATATATGTTATATCATTTCCATGAGAATCCATATTTGAGTAAAATCTATATCCATCAATATCAACAGGATTTGAAAAGGTAATTTCTTTTGTTTCAATATCTAACTGTATATTTTGCATATTTAATAAAGATTGTGCAAAAACATCGGATATGTTATTAACCCCATAAATATTAGGCAGATTAGATTTAATTTTTTCAGATCCATTTCTAGTTACGATATATATGTCATAAGCATTATTAAATGTAATAACATCAGCATTAATATCTTTATTATTGATAATATCTGTTATGGCATTTATAATATTATCATTTAGTATAACATTATCATTAATTAATATACATATTTCATAATCACAATTAATAGTGGCATATATCTGATTAATTATATTATTAAGTAAATCCCTTCTGTATTGAAAATTATTATTCAAAAACATATGTTTTAACTCTTCGGGGATCTCTTTGTAGTGATTTTGTAAAATTTCAATACATGGTAAATATTTATCAGATGACATTTTAAAACTATTCCATATATCATTATTATCGTGTTTGATTACTTTTGTTCTAATATTATTGTTATTTGCAAAAAATTGCATTGTTTTATTTAATGTATATGCATTTGCAACATCAGCTTCAAATGTCTTTTTCCCGTTATGTATACAACAGAATGAATCAAAAAATGCAGATTTATACCCATGATTCTTATATTCTTTAGCATATTGTAATTCAAAGTGTGGTGTATTAAGAAATATACCTATCTCTCTTAACATATCACATTTTAATACAGATGGTCGGAAAGAAAAGTATGGCCAGTAGCTATTCATACCGCCTCCATTTGTTTTAGAGAAATTATGATATTCCCATGTATCTGTATCATAATGTTCATGAATAACATATCTCAATCCAGTGTTTCTTACTTTTCGCCTAAATCCTCCTGGAATCATTCTTTTCCACATTTCTACTTCTGCATAATTTCTATTGAATAATACTTGACCCAATTGTTCTTTATTGCCATCAGTACTGTCACCAATATTATCTTCAAATATATCAATAGCATCAGTTATATAATCTCTTTTTTCAACATAATGAAAATCATCTTCGGTATGTATAAGATATTTTGTATTATGTTTAGTAATGTAATCATGAATTATATTCATACTTTTGTAATGACCTTTTTCTTGTTCATTTTTAAATATAAATTTAAAGAATGGATATTTTTCCATCATTAATTTTCTATCACTTTTTGAGGAATTATCATCAACAAGTATCCATCTATCAATTTTATCATAATCATTACAACAATTAAGGAAAGAATTTATAGTTTTGTGAAAAAGGTCATATCTTTTACAAGTTGTAACTGAAAAAACGATAGGATATTTTTTATCAGGGCCTATATGTCCTTTTTGAGATTGCATAATATTTGCGATAATTTTACTAGGATATTTTAGTGTATTATCCTTAATATGATCAATATTTCTGTCTCTCCAGTTTTCTGCATATTGATAACCAGATGGATGCAAATCTGGTAAACAGATAGCTTTATGGCATATATTATATGATTGTTGATATTTACCTAACATATGCAAATATTTCCCTTTTTCTACAAAAAGAGTTGGTAAATATCCAGAATATATAGGATTATTTTTTGTTAATTTTATAGCATCATCTATCATATTTAATGCTTGTTGATGATTGCCTATCTTCTCATAATAATCAGCCATATAATGATATGAATCAGGAGTATTTTTAACAGCCGATTTGTATGCATTAAAATATTTTTTGATAATATTTTTATTATTATCTGATAAAGTATCATTTGCTAATATATTTTTAATATAATTAGGTAATCGTAAGCTGAAACCATTATATTTAGCACTACTATTATCTGCCAATACAGGATTAATATTAAATTTTACAGGTTCACTATTAAATATATTATTAATATTATCAGTTATATCTGCTACATCATGTATTCTGTACCTGTTAACAAAATCATCATATTTAAATTCATCATATCCAAAAAACATAATATTATGGACATGTTTTAGGTAACTATCTAACAATTTTTTGTTAGATATATCAACTGTATATTTTGTTGATGGATGTATCCTAAAATGATCAGTTGTGTTAATGTGAATTATGTGTGATGATTTGAATTTATCATCATAACCTAAAGAATAAAAAGTCATATCATCTAACACAAACACTTTTTTGAATTCTATTCTATCATTATGGATAATATCCTTTTGTGCATATATTATTCTGTCAAGTTCTGTATATCTATAATCTACATTATTACCTATAATATACAATGTATGAAATTGTGTTATGAGCGAGAATAATTCTTTTAATTTACTATTATACGGGACTAACTTATTTCCAGTAAATAACATACAACAATTTACATTATTTATTAGTTGGTTTTGTGAAAACTGAATATCTTTTTTAATATTTTCTTTGAACCATGGAGGTACTACATTATCTGGTTGTTCAAGAAGATTTTTATAAATGTAATAAGATTCTGCATATTTTTTGTTATAAAAAGCCATACGTGCTAATAGATCCGGCCCTTCATAAAAATAAATACTTTTGAAAATAAATAATTTGCATTGTTTAGGATATGGGATAGTTGCAAATTTTTTTAAATATTTATAAGCTGTATTAAAATCTCTAGGATCTTTTTGATTTGCATAATAATTTGCTATTTTATATAAAGGTTCTGATCTTATCTTGCAAAAATTATAGGCATCCAAATATGCTTGTTCAACTTCTTCCCAAGGCTTTTTAAGCCATTGTAAACCTTCCGCCACTTTATAATATGAATAAAATGTCTCTTCATACCATCCACCCATATCAATCCGTTGTTTATACCTATCAATTGCATTTATCATATATTTTGGTGAATTAGTCATAGTGGCATGATCAAAATAACTTTGAGCCATATAAAACATATATCTTGTTTTATGTTCTGGCTCTTTTAATATCCACTCCTCAAATGCTAATGCATCTCCTAAATATTTATCTTCTACTTGACTTCTAGCTCCTTTTCTTCTAGAATCAATATAATAATTTCCTTCGATATGAACAGTTGAAAAGTTTTTCTTATCACATGTTGGATATTCATGCCTTACACAATCATATCTCCATCCTATTTTAGGATCATTTTTAAATATTTGACTCCTATGATAAGTAAAACCATCTCCATATATCAAACTATAACAATCTGCATCCATCTTATCTGGAAGGACAAGATCTCCAACTATAATATCATCAGCATCAATAACCCATATATAATCTATATTAATATCTTCTTTCACTTCTTCTTCCTCACATCTTCTAAGAGCTAGTGTCCTGTTAATTCCAAAATGATTTTGCCAAGGATCATCATATATTTTCCCCTTAATGCCCTTTTTCTCAAAAAAATTTGTAATTACTTCTTTTGTATTATCAGTAGATCCAGTATCACTGATTACATAATAATCTATGTATTTATAAATTGATTCTAATGTTTCCTCAATTACATGTGCCTCATCTTTTTCTATCATATTAAGACATATTATCGGCTTGCTCATATATTTATCATATTATAATTAAAATTTAGTATAACAGACACACAATTGTATATATATAATATATAGTTTGTAATGAATAAAAATTGAAATCTATAATATATGATAGAATAATCCTTGAAATTGTGTCATATTTAAGATGATCGGATACATTATAGTATTAATAATAGTAGCAGTAATCACTTGTTGTTACTTGGCTAAAGTCATAAGGCAAAAAAAAGTAGATCTTGATAGCCTATCAAAAGATAATTTGATAGAATATATCAATAATATTAAATATGTAAAATTGGATTTAACTAATTTGCGAAAATTAACACATAATATGGAGTTAGAAAGTAACAAGTTAGTCACAATGGAAGTAGAATATTATGAAAAATTAAAAAATACATTACCAAAATATGTCAAAAAAGAAACAGATGGTAAAAAATCCAGAGGAAAAAAGAAATATGGTTATAATATCCCACCAACTTTTTCAGCAGAAACATTTATTGAAAGTACTAATATTATCCCATCTAGTGATAATATTAATCTTGATTTTCTAGATGACTGTAAGCCAGTTATTAAATTTAAAAATACTAGTATAACTAAAAAAGAATTTAATGAATCATTTTCTGATAATTTAACTACTAATAAAGATATGATAGGATTATCAAAATTTATATTAAGTAATATGAATGATTATCATAAATTAAGATTAATCAAATCATATAATGATATATATTTTAATATAGAAGATGTTAATTATGCTAGTTTTGGTAAAGGTACATTGATATACAAAAAAGCAAAAAAAGGACCAACAGATGTAATAGGTTCATATAGAATGATAATAGTAGCACCTATAGTAATTAACCATTTTCATAGAATATTAACTATGAGAATATCTGATTTTATGATGAAAAATAATTTTCTAGATACTCTTGTTCAAAAAGGAGGAATAATTGGTCAAAAGTCTCCTATATTGCAACATGTATTTAAAGTAAAATCAGCATTGAGACATGCTAATCGTAATAATAATAAATTAGGTGTAATGTTTTTAGATATTACTAATGCTTATGGATCCCTTAATAGAGATGCATTAATAAGAATATTAGAAAATTATGGTATTAGTAAAACATTTACTAATTATTTGAGAAGATACTATGATACTTTCCAATATCATGTTAAAACAAAAAATTGGGCAGCGAAAAATATTAAAATGAATACTGGATTATTACAAGGTGATCCAATGTCTGCTTTATTGTTCAATACAGCACTTAATTCAGTATTTACACACTTAAATAAGAAATATATGGACACTCATGCTTATCCTATAGTATCTGATGATAATATGATGCTATTAGCATTTATTGATGATATATGTTTAATGTGTAAAGATAAAAATTCTTTAATAGCTGTATATACAGAATTAAAGGAATTATTGGGAAGATTAGGGTTTAAATTACATCCAAAAAAATCAGGAACAATGTTAATAAACCATGATGAGGATGAAATGGATACTATTGATGAGATCCCAAATGTTGATGTTTATAAATATTTGGGAGAATATATAACTCCAGATGGAACTAGTCAACTTTCATATAATAAAACAAAAAGTTTATTGTATGCTAGATTATTATCCATAAATAAAAGAGACTTGACAAATGAAGATAGAGTGAGTATATTAAGAAGACAAATAGTACCTTGGCTTAAAAGAAAATTATCAGTTATGTATGATTTGTCAAAAAGTGAAAAGAAGAAAATTATAAACATAATTAAATATTGTACTAAAGATTGGAGTATCCCTGATATAACTATATTTTATCCATTGGATGAACTTTTAGAAGGTATTGATGATGAAATTATTAAGAAATGTATAGAAGAAGATGTCAATGGACTTGATGAATTAAGAGATGAAGATGGTGAAGTAGATGAGGATTTTGACAAATATGTAGTAAAATCACATGAACCTATTGATTTTGACTATAAAGATATTGATAATGATGATGATATATTTGAGGATTAAAAAATTGATTAATTTATTGTATAGGATTATCCTAATATATAATCATTATATAATCCTATGGGA